TGAATTTGATAATCTCTAGGAGCATGTGTACAAATACTTTTCATATAGTCCTTTACACCCTCTAGAGAAATTGAATCATCAACCTCTCCAGGACGTCCATAATATTTGTTGTCTTTAATTTCAAATTTATACTTGTAATTATCACAAAATGAAATAATCTTATCTAATAGACCTGCGTATATTTCCCCAGTATGAATATTAAACAAACGAATCTTACCATCCCAATGCTTACTTCTATACTGAGGCATAAATTTTGCCCCAGGTATGTCAAAAGTAAATTGGTCACTTAATTCATATTTAATATGAGGTTCACAATCTATTTTTAAATATATTTCATTCTTTTTTGATATTATTAAATCAACAGTCATGTTACATGCCAGATTGGAATCTTAGAAAATCAATTGAGTTTTTAATTTGATAAGTTCTATTTGAAATCATTTTAATAATTTCTTCAAGATATTTTAATATTGTATCATAATATTCAATTTTTATTAATATATCTGATAGTTTTTGGTCACCTTCTAGGTGTTTTTGCATTCCCTCTTTATCCCTTACCTTGTATGGGAATGGTTCTTCTCTATAAATTTCAGGATCAGATTTCCCAGAATAAAAGTTATACCTTTCTAATTTCTTTTGTTTGTATTGAATTTCTGATCTTTTTCTTAATAGACTAACATTGTTGTATACCTCATAATATTTTGCATGTAGAGATGCTATTTTCAAAGATTCATTATGCAAATTGTCTATGTCAATTTCACAATCTTCTTTCCACATCTCTTGAATAGTTTCAAGATTTATCATATAGTTGTAGTAATGTCGTTAATAATTTCGTAATAAGTATACTTAAAATTTACTTCTGCTGTAAAGTATCTTATGTCTTCTTGTGTTGCATCAAAATCTAAAGAAGAAAGATATGTTGGAAATAATCCTTTGAATACTGCTTTTGCTATTGGAGTAAAATTACTGCCCAGAATAATTAAAGTGCCATCTGATGATTCAAATAAACTTACATCCTTAGAAGTGACATTATCATTACTTCTTGATTCTTTAAAATTTTTGTATTGTTCTAGACTATAAGGAAAACCTAAACCTCTCATCCAGTTTTGAATTTCCATATAATTTTCTAAATTTTCGTCTACTAGAAATCTTAAACGAAAATCCTCAAAATTCATTTTATCCCCAGGAAGATCAATATTTTTCCCGTACCTAGTTTGTAATGCAGATCCTAAAGTAATTGATGGGATATTTGCATAGTTTGAAAAAAAATCAACTTTAGGTGCTGCTGCTAAATTAAATTTAAATCCTGTAGGAGATAAAAAATTTCTGTTTGTTATTTGAGATGCCCAAACACTATTTGTCATATTATTGTGGGTTTTTACTTATTTATAAGCATAAAAAAATCCTCCCCATTTGGGGAGGATTAACTGTGAGACTAACTCACATAAGATTTCTAACTTGTACTCTTCTGTAGTATCTGTTAGTATTCTGTTGGATTCTACCCATGCCTTGCTCAGTTCCCTCAGCAAATGGATTAGCAACCATACCATATCTGGTCTTGAAGCCAATCTTGGGCTGGAAGGTGTCCTGACCAACAGCACGTACCATCTGGAGAGGTACATAAGGGCAGTAGAAGAGACCTGCATCATAAGGGTTGGTTCCCTTATATCCTACAACATAATACTGCTCAGCAGCAAGGTTTGCAGCATATGGGTCAATGTAGACCTTGAACTTACCATTAAGAACACCAGCAAAAGTATTGCCAGTATCATCAACATTCAGGTTAGCATTGAGTGCTGGGGTATAATCAAGAAGTCCTGCCATTGTGAGTGCAGAAGCAACGTCAGCAGAGCAAAGGATAGTGTTGCCCTTTCCTCTACGAGTTCTCTGTGCAATAGCATTAGCATCTCTTTCCAGTTGGAAAAGAAGACCCTTGAACTTCTCAACTGACCATCTACCATTGGAGTCTACATCCAGGTCAAAGATACCTGCATTAGCAACATTGGTCTGAGCACCAGTCTCAGCAACCTTGTAGATAGTTCTAATAACTTCTCTGTTGATTTCAGCAAGGATCTCAGTTGACAGAATGTTTGCCAACTCAGCCTCTGCATCAAGACCATGAATTGCCTTGAGGTCTTGTGCAAGTTCCAGAGTGTACTCAGCCTTGAGTGCTCTTGACTTTGCAGTAACTGAGAGCTTCTCAATGCTGAATGCCATCTGGTTGAACTGATCACCAGAAGCATTTCCAAGGCTCTCAGCATCATAGGTGCTCATGCCTTGACCAACTCTGTAGTCCTGTCCATCTGCACCAGATGAATTTAGGAGAGCAGGGTTGAATCCATAATCTGATTCTTGAGTTGTAGTATTGCCAGCACCAACAAATCCAGTGGTACCGAAACCTACTGAAGCACCACCATCAACACCACCAGTGTAGTTACCAGTAGTAGTGTTGTATCCAGAATCTTGTCCTGAATATGCACTGTCTGGCTCATTGAACAGGGCTTCTCTGCCATTCTGATCAACATATCTGCTTCTCATTGCAAAGATAAGTCCAGTAGGACCATTCATTGGTTGGACACCAGCAAGATCATATGCAACAAGGTTAGGCATTGATCTTCTGATTAATGAAATCAGAACTGGATCAAAACCAGCTACTGGTCCAGTAGCAGTTGCATCATATGAGAATCCTGCTGCTCCACCTGCACCACCTTGGCTGGCATATGAACCACCTGGGGCTTCAGTGAGGAATCCTCTTTCTTCTTTTAAAAATCTTTCTTGGTTTTCTAGCAGAACTGCGGTAACTGCTCTTTTATAAGGATCTTTGATTTGATCAAGACCTTCTGCTTCTAAAAGAGGTTGCCACTTCTTCTGCAACTGTTCTGAAAGGAACATTGCTTTTTCTCCTTGATTTGTCTTGGTAAAGTGTTTGTTTAACTACAAATATTTAGTATAATATTAAATTCACTTAGAGAATTTTCCTAATGCTTGTAAGTAAGCATTCATTTGAGGGCTATATTCCTCACTTGCTTCTTCAGTAAGCATTTCTTCTCTTGTTGTGGAAGCTGAAACTTTAGTAAAGTATGACTCTTTTAGAGTATTCAGTTTCTCACGATAGTCTTCTTCACTTTCAAACTCAACACCTTCCGCAAGACCTGCAAGCTTTTCTTTCTGAGTTAATGCTAACCCTTCAGAAACATCATTTAAGATAGTATCAGATACTGCTTCGCTAAGTCTTCTGTTCAATTGAACATTTCTTTCGATTTGTTCGTTGAGTTTATCTTCCATCTCATCTAGTCTTTCGACCATTCCTTCTAACACATTATATTTATCTTCAGGGATTTCTACATAATGTTCTTCAAAAAGTCCTTTAAGTCCTTGCATAAAGGACTCTGATAATTCTGATTTAATTCCAGATTCTACTTGAATGGCATTTTCATTTAACCATTCATCACAAACATATTCAAGATATGAATCAACTCTTTCAGTTAATTCATCTTTAATTGCGGTAACTTCTTCTACAAGTCTATTTTCATAGTTAGTTTCAAATGCTTCAATAATTGAGACTAACTTTGATTTAACAGCAGCTTCAAAAATTGTTTCTGCCTTCTGAATGAAATCTTCAGATAGTTCTTCACCTTCTGTTAAAGCATTAATATCATCTGAATAGTCAATTTTTTCTCCCATAATTTGTGAGAGTTTTTCATCTAAAGAAAGAACCTCTTCTTCCTCAACAATTTCTTCAGATACTTCTTCTTCAGAAATAAGATCTTCCTCTTCAGATTCAGTTTCCTCATAACTCATAGCAGATTTATTTGCATGAGGCATGGGATCTGGAGATTTGGCAGATTTATGTTGAACATCTCTGACAGCTTTTAACTTTGCTGATGGAGTTTTGAACTTATTAGAGTCATCAGTAGGTCTTGAATTTTGTGGGGTTGGCCCTCCAAGATCCTCTACTGAATTAATAAGACCTTCTCCTGGGATAGTTGCTTTGTGCATTGACTCCCCAGCAGTAGCACCTTTATTTACGGCACTAGCAGATTTTTTAGTAGATACTTCCATTTCTTGTAAATCGTTACCGACACTCATTTGTATACTCCGAATAAAATCTTTTGTTTTTTAATTTATTCTATATTTATTTATAATTTAAAGATTTGAGAGATAGTTATTTAATATTTGGAGTTTTCTTTGCTCACTTAATTTTCTTCTAGATGCAAAAGATTCAATTTGCTTTCTTGAAATGTCTGCTGCTTTTTCTTTTAGAATTCCACCTTCCCAAACCCATTCCTTTCCCTCCATAATTCCCTGAACAAATGCATCAGGTGCTGAAGGGTCTGCAACAATATCAGCAGCAGTTGCTAACATAAAATCATCACCAACATATTTAACTCCATTCTTTTCAATAAGAGATCCAATACCTCTTGATGAAACTCCTAATTTTACTCCTTCCCCAAGAAGAGATTTGGCAATATTTCCCATAGGGGTATCTAAAATTTTTGCTTTTCCAACAAAATTAGTACCCTCAGATTTGAGAGAAGTAATCATGTGAGAAACTCTATCCAGATTTACTGTTGGACCATCTGGATGACCAAGTTCTCCAAGAGCACGACCATTAGCAATAAATGTGTTGTGATATCTTGTGACTTCTCTTTCCAAAATATTAAATGGATAGCATCTACCATTTCTGTTAGTTACTTCAGCTTGAAGAAATGGTCCTGTAATATACAGGGTTTGCTTACCATTACTTTCTTCTGAAATAATTTCTACTGATTCTATTTCTTCTGTAATAAGTTTCATTGTTTTAATTTGTAAAACCTACTTTGTTAGCATTAATTGCTGCTGTTGCCCACATAACATGTGAAGCTGTTTTTTCTATAAATTCTACTGACCCAGCAGGCATACTAAAGTATGAGGTTGTTGCTGCTCCAACAGTTGTTGTTGCAATTCCAACAGTTACAATTCCAGTAGTATTATTGTGCAATCTTACTAAAGTTGCAGTAGAAACATCAATAGCTGTAGTAGCTGCTATTCCTATAACTTCTTGAGTTGCTAAAATTTTAGTTCTTTGCATTACTCTCCTTGTTCTACTGAAAACATTGATTTAGATATACTTGGTTTCAAACTATCAACCATTTCCAAAGATTTATTATATAAAAGTTCTTTAATCTTATCAGACACTTCTTCTGGGGAACTGTTAGACAAAATCATATCCATAAATTCATTAGATGATTCCATAAAAAATATTAAAATATATGGAACTATTTATATTTCTGCTGCTTTGGATACTTTAGATAAGTCAGGCTCATTAGGAGTAGTTCCTAATGGTTGTTCAGTTTGATCCATTGGAAGTAATGGAGTACCATCTGGTGCCATTGGGGGCATGAGTTTTGGATCAGGATATAATCCATCTTTAATTTCCTTTTTGATGAGATTATCTTCATCAAAAATTTCTTGATCAGTTTGTCTGAGAATCTTTCTTCTTACAAAATCTCTAGAATAATATGTTCCAATGTATGGTTGTACTGCAACCATAAGGTTCAGTCTTTCATTCATTAATTCTGTTTCTTTCAGTTCTGCAAAGTGACCATCATACAAATAATCATATTGAATATGATCACTCATCTTCTCCCAGTCTTCTGGAGTTACTATGTTCTTTAATATTAATTGTGTTTTTAATAAATCGTGGAAGACATTACTAAATCTTTTTCTCAATCTTCCAACAAATTTGCCAAACATTAATTCATCTCTAAGAATTTCAGATGATCTTCCTAGATTAAATCCTCCATCAGAAGCAGTTCTTGTTTCTGGAACATTTAGAGCTCTAAACAATTTCTTTTGGAAATATTGAACATCAGTAAGTTCCCCAAGATTTTGACCACCTGGAAGAGTAGTAATTTCAGTGCCCCTACCACCTTCTCTTCTGGGTAACCAGAAGTCTTCCATCATACTCATGAATTTCTTATCATCACGCATTTCCCCAGTGTTAGCATCATAGACAAGTTTATTTCTATACCTGCTCATCACATCTCTAAGGTATTGTTCTGCCTTTACCTTAGGTAGGTTGCCAACATCAATGTAGAAAATTCTTCTTTCTGGAGCACGAGACATTCTATAAATTACTAAGCTATCCTCAACCATTCTAAGTTGGTTAAGTGCTTTAATAGCTTTATGTAAATATGATAATGTTAATTGCTTGTTTCTATCTACTAATCCAGAAGTTACATATGTAACTGCATCTCTTGCAATTTTTATTCCTTTATTAGTAGAACCAAATTTCTTAATTGATCCTTGGGGGAAGTATATGAAATATTCATCAACTTCTGGAGTTAAGAAGTTAGTTTCAGATTCTGTAGTGTAGTTTCCACCTAGGTTTTCTTTTTCTTTCCTTTGTTGTCTAATATACTTAACTTTTAAAGGATCAATATATCTAATGTCTAAAATTCCTTCTGTAGGATTCTTTAGATCTATAATTTTATGATATAAGATTCTTCCATCAACATACCAATTTTTAAATATCTCGTGGCATTTTTTATCAAAGTCCATCATATCTTTGATGGATTTAAATTCTTCTCTTATAATTTTCTTCAATGAATCACTAGCATTTAAATTGCTAAGTTCTATTTCTATTGGAGAATCATTTAAGTCACTTACAATTGCTTCATTTATTACGTTTTCAATGGCACTATCACACTCAGGGTGTAGTGCCATTTCTCTATATCTTTTAATTAAATCGTACTCATTTCTGTAGACACCTTCAATATCTACATATTGCCCATAAAATCCACTAGTTAGATAGTAATCTACACCATCTTCATTATTATCTGGGACTGGGGACGCAGCTGTCTTTGGCAGCTTGTCCCCATCTTCGATAGAAAATCCAAACAATCTAGTCATAGTATAATTTTAAACTATACAGTATTTAGACTATATTATTGCTATCATTTTCAAAAGAAACACCAGATTGTGTTTCAGTTTGAATTGTGCCACCATAAGCTTCCCACCATTGCATTTGCAAGTCTACAGTGAACTCTTCAATTTCATTTTCATTATTATATGAAAGTTCAATGCTTGAAATATTTGTTGGGAATGCTCCATGAATTACATATCTTCTGAGCTCTTCAATTTCATCAGTATTGTTTGATCCTTTTGTATTTAAAGGTCCAGTTGGTCCTCTAGATAATTGAACAACATTCATATCAAACATGTATGTTGAAAGTTCAATACTTCCACTTCCATCAGATACTTTAGAAATGTAATTCATCCACCTTTCAAAAAGATTTCTCCACTTAAAGTCTGCATCATTAATAACTGTAATTGTCCAAATATCAAAGGTTCTGTCTCCAGCAATTTTCAGAGTTCTTCCCCTAAATGGGACTGGAATTTCTGGAATTGTTGAAGCTGGAATTGCAGCAGCTTTAATAAGCATTAAATCTGATGAGTCAAAAGTTAATCCTTGAGTAATATTGTCTGGTAAAATTGAATTTGGACCAGATCCTGATTCTCTTCCAAAACCAACTTCAAAAAGGTTGCTGCGGGCACCACCATATTTTAATGCAGATTTAAAACTATCAATTGTCCTGTCTTTAAACTGTGCCATTAGGGGTTACTCCTGTTTAAATTAAACTGTGCCTACAACTGTTTCAAAAGAAACACCTGTTCTGGTAGCAATGAATGTAAGACCAATATAATTAATGGATCTTGCTGGCTTTACATATATATCAGCAATAAATTCATTTCTATCAATTACATCTGGGGTATTGTTAGATTCATCACAAACTAACAGATACTCAGTGATTCCTCTCTTAATTTGTACATCTCTTAAATAAGGATCTACAATGTTAATAAAGTTTGCTCTTGTTGAAGAATCATTAAATTCAAACAATTGAGCATCTGCTGCTCCCTTAACAGCTCTTTGAAGAGCAATAAAGAGTCTTCTAACATTAATTCTATCAAATGCTGATGGATAAGAAAGGGCAGTTTTATCACCAAATAAAATTACACCAGAACCAGGAGAGGTAATAATAGGATTAATTCTATTTGAATAAAGTTCATCTCTATGATCCTGTCCAGGATTATATGCCAATTTAATTACATTCTTAAGAGTTCCTCTGGACTTTCCTGCTGGGGAATACCAAGGATATTGATTAATATCAGTTCTTACACAAAGACCAGCAATATCTGCTGAACATGGCATGTATGTAAATTCATTATTATATCTGTCATAAAAATATTGATACCCACTATCAAATACTGCATATGATGAAGATGTTAATGGTGTAAAGAATGATAAAATATTATTCAATTGAGTTGTTTGATTTGCTACATTTACTACTGCAGATCTATATGGAGAAATAAATGCAATACAATCTTTTCTGTTTTCTGCTATTGATATTAAAGAATTTGCTTTTTGTTGCTCAAATTCTTCAGATCCAGAAGCACTTCCTTGAAGTAAGAATGTGACATCAACTTCAGCATCATTTTCAAATTTTTCATAAGCACTTAATAAGTTTGAAAATTCTACTTCATAACCACCAATGTTATTGGTTTCTGATGGTAATGAAGAATAATCAGTACCATTTAATAAAGTGAATTTTTTATTTCCTATTAAATTGAAACTTACAGAATCTGCTTCCTGTCCCCAAACACCTAAAGAAGTTGATGATGGAGTAAATCCTGAAGTAAATGATCCAGTAACAGGAGAAATTCCCCAATAAGCATCAGTATCTAAAAGTACTCCTGCATAGATATATTGAGAATTTAATGCCAAATAATCTACATAATAGATATTTTCTGATGGAGTAACTTTTCCATCTTTTGCCTTGGAAAGATTTACAAATTTTTCTAATAATGCCTCTGAAGTATTAGATACATTAGCTGCTTTTGAACTATCAAATACTGCGATATTAATAGCATCATTAGATCCAAGTCTATCTGCTACATATTCATTTGTTCTGGGTCTTGGTGCTATTGATCTCCAGAGAACATCAGTTCTATCTCCAGCAGACCTGCTTAATGCATATTGAGTGTTATACCAATCATTGGTTGATGTTGGAGTAACTGTGCCACTTTGAGAAATACT